GCCTGATTGGATGCGAATGGGAATACGGAACGCAGGGCGAGACGTGCCGCCTGCGGCTGTGGTAACTGCGGTCGGATAAGTCTTTGCACCCTTCTTGAAGAAGTTGTAAAGCGTCCGGCCTTTGAAAACATAATTCGGAATACCTTTTGCGAAGGCTTCGATTTCGACGCCTTGTACCGCAGCCTCTTGTAGAGGAGATGTAGCCATACACGTATACCTCAGTCTCAGCTCAACGCCTTCGATTCGCGCCGTGAAGCGCCCGCTTCGTTCTGCGGCCTATTTCTGCGTTGGCATCTACACGAACTCAATCGCGCAGATTTTTACAGCTCCCGATATACGTTGGATTTTGTTTTGCGGCGGCTTGCAGTTTTTTGAACGGGGCCCGTCCCAACACCGCTAACGGAAGCAAGGTACTCTGTATCTGCCTAGATGTGCAAGATATTTCTTATGGGCTCGTTCGTTAATGGCATTCTGTTTCAACTGCTCTCTTTGAAGTGGTCCAAGTCCATCCTTAAAACGTTGCCGTTCTGCCCTACGGGCCATAGATATTAATTTTCGTTTTTCCCTTTCTTCGTCAGGCATTTCAACCCGTAGTTTCTTCTTCTTGAATTTGAAACGTACTTCTTTTCCCTCTGGTGCGTAATCCTCTTCCATGTTGGTAAAGGCGAGCGCAGCATCCACGGAAGCGTACGACATGTCCAAAACGATTGCTTCTATTTCTTCTTTATCAAAACTAAACCACTCGCCGTGGATTCGATTCGATGAGTATTTCTCGTGCAGTAGGCGTTCCATTTCGTGATACGAAGGCAAACTCCAAACAGCAATAACCTTGATCCTAAATGGGAGCAGTATCCCTATGTCGCTTATTCGGACTGCGGCCTTTGCCGATTTGCCTATTTTGTACCAGCGGAAAGTGTGGGAGCCGATGAGATAAACGTATCCAGCCATGCCGGATATTCTATCAAATGTTCGCTAATCTGCGTATTGAAAAGTGGCAGGGGAGTCAGAGACTCCCCCGTTTTTGACTGTACGGGGAGGCTGTCGCCTTATTTCCCGAAATGGCACAGTCAAAACTTTTTACGCGCCCTGCGACAAGTCAAAATCCAACGCAACGGGCGGCGGAGCTTGTGTGATTGGAATGGTGAAAGTGTGGGTGATCGTTGTACCCGCGCTGTTGACGCCAGTCACAGTCAACGGAAACGATGCCGCAGTATCGCCAGCCGCAACCGCCGCAGTTACCTTGAACGGATTCGTCGAATCTGGCGTCAGCGTCACCAGAGTGTCAGTCGTCGAGAACACAGGACCAGACTGCAAAGGCGCTGCGTTCGCCGGAATCAGACTAGCGGTAAAGAAGTCGCTTGAACCTGCTTGAATCCCTGTAATGGCTCCCATTTGAAAATCTCCTTTTTGAACTAACTGAAAATCAGTGGCCGCGAATAGATGATGGACCAGAGAGCAAAAACAATCCGCTAATTTTTCAAACGCGGCAGCAATTCTTTCCAGCGCCCGATCTTCTCTCTTGTCGTCGAACACGCGGACATCCTAGCGCAATGTTCCGCTAAAACCAACCACCAAAAGCATAATTCATAAACAGGACAACGCAAATCAGGACGGCGCACCAGTAAATAACTGACACCCACGGCTGGCCGACTCCCAAAGCAGGCAGGATCAAATTCATAATCTTAAACAGGATGGCGACCACGATTACCAGGAAGATGAATCCCAGAAAAGCCCAAATCAGTCCTTCATGCCCAAAGAACCCGATGCTGTGACGCAGTTGCAAAGCTGCCAGTAATGAGAACATTGAACCTCCATTTGCAAATAGTGTGGGGCTGTCACACTTGGCCTGTCTGTACTGTTTTGTACTCAGTGGTAGTAAACGTACTTCCCGTTCTTCAGATAAGCATATCCTTTGAACCAGAGAGAATCGGGAGTCTTTTTCCAATCCACGTCATCATTCGCGGGAGCTTCCGCAACCCTTACCGCTGCCCCGTTGGTAGCGGGAGCCGGTTTTGCTGGAGGCTTTCCGCCAGCCGCAGGAGTCGGCTTGCCATTGGTGCTCGCCACGCGTCCTAGGTTTGGGTACAGCGTGTTTTTGTACTTGCGGAACTCGACCGGAAGGACTTCGGCAAACTTGGCGCTGATAAATTCCGCCGTGCGCTTGCTGTCACCTTTTGAACGAATGTTCTGAGCGTTGCGAAGGTAGGTCTTGTCCTCTTTCATCGCCGCCCAGCATTTGCGCAAGACGTTCTGCGCGAACTCCCGTTTGCCTTCGTGCGTCAGTTTCAATTCCTTAAAAAACGGATCGAGCACTTTTGCCATGTGGCGATTGTTGAGTGTGGTTATTTCGTCGCTCAGTCTCCGGGTATTATCGTCGTTCTCTTGTTGCTTTAGGCGCTGTTCGCGTTCCTGAAATTCTTTTTCGCGCGGGTCGGGAGCCTTGCTGCGGTCCTTGCCAATCTTTTCCGCGTCTCCGGTAAGTTTGGCGAGCCATTCTCCAACTGCGGCCAGCGTGTCGTAGGCTTTCTGCCCGTCACCCGCTTTAATGAACTCCGCTACTTTCAAAATATTGCTGTGCAGGCCGACTTGCTGCAATCGCTGCACCATCGGCGCGAGTAACACTTGATCTAATGCATTGATGTTGCCGCCTTCGCGAAACACATCAAGCGCAGCCTCCACCATCTTTACCGTGCTTTCCGGATTGGCTTTGTAGAGGTTTTCGATTAGTCCGCGATCACCGTTCGAGAATTGCTCGATTTCCTTCCGGTAGTCGGATACTTCTTCCTGCATCGAAGTGATGCCTTCTTCGCCGCCAAGAGATTCGAGCGTGGCTTTGGCTTGGCGTGCATCCTGTACGGTAGGAAATTCTTTTTCATAGGCTTTAAAACGGAAATGTTTGTCGGCAAGGTTTTTCGCGGCGTCGGCAAGTATCTTCTGCTGCGCGGGATCGGTGGACGCCTTCGCCATCTTCTTTAGCGCTGAGATATTCTCGCTGGTTTGTTTGTCGAGCGTTCGCGCGTCGGTGTCTACAGCATCGCCCTCGCCAGGGTCGCCAGGTAACTCCGTTTCGTCGCCGCCTTCGCCGCCTCCAGCATCGGTTTCTGTTGCGGGTGTTTCACCGTCGCCAGGAGTTTCAATAGTTGGAGTTTCCGTTTCTACGGTCGACGTTTCAGTGGCAGGAGCTATCTCTGTGCTTGGTGCGATTGCGATTTCGTCCATGATTCATTTCCTCCCGATTTTCCCGATTGATGCAGAAGACTATACACCAAAAACCTTATTGCGCTGCTGGTAAAGGCGGTTGCGGCGGTGGAGGCGGCAACATCGCGTGCGCGGCGGGCGTCAGAGCGTCAGGCGGTTTCGGCGTTGGCGTAATTCCAGCCTTCGCAAGAATCTCATCGGCCTCTTGCGGGTCGGGCACATCTTTATAATTTATAGAAACACTCGGCGGTTTCTGTTGCGGCGGTGGAGCGTTGGCAGCGGCTTTCTGTTTAGCGGCGTCAACGTGCGCGATGAAGTGTAAACGTACATCCATGTACCCGCGTGGATTGTCGTGCTTGGCTTTTCTTCCTTCTGGTGAATTCAAATACTGCCAGCAGGCCATTGCTTCGGTGTCGTGGTCCTCGACCTCTAAATCTACTTCGATAGAAGTTTGCTCTTGTTCTGGTGCGGCTGCTATCTGTGCTTCCGCTTGTTGCGTCAACGCAGGATCAACACCTTTCGCTTTCATCGCAGCGATTTTTTGCTCTGCCTCAACCAGTTGCGGATTTGGAACCGCTCCTGTCTTGAGCATGATTTCAATTTCGCCGAGTTGCTTTTCAAAGCTCGCCACTTGCGGAATATACAGTTCGTCGAGCGCCACCATGCGCTTGAGAAATACCAGATTGGCCGCGTTGAAAAATACTTCCTGCAAAGCAGGATTCTTGGCCGAGCCATCAAGCAATCCCATTAATCGTTGCTGTTTCTGCGTGTACGTTTCAGGGAAATTCTCATCGGCTTGCGGGAAGCACAGAATATTCGCTTTGAGATCGTTGATTTCCAATCGAATCGCATCGCCACCTGGTACACGTTCGTTGATGCTCTTGTCTCGACACTTCGCGCCCCAGCGTACGGCTTGGCGCATCGCGGTCGCTTCCATGTTCTGAATAACGTGCCACGTAGGACCGATGCGGCCTAGAGCTTGGTCGCGCTGAATTGCGATGCCGCCTTTGGTATCGTTGCTTCCGGTATCGCCGCCAGAGAGAGCCGGATACGCGCCAGTAATTAATTCGGCCAGATCGCCGCTGTAGGAGCGGATAAATTCCGGCAGCGATTGCGGCACAGTAACTTGAGGCTCAACGAAAATTAATTGGTCAATCGTTAATCCTTGCTGTGGCTTGAAAGAGCCAATGTCGCCAGGGATGTTGGTCTGCCCGCGCAGAGCTTCGACGTTGAACGCTTTGTTGTGCATCCACTTTTTCGGGATGCAGCGGATAAACAAATCGTTCATCAGATCAAGCCAGTTATTCAGTCGCTTCTGAATGGGCATAAGCGACGTGCCCATTGCGTTTCTGTTCTGGCCGTCACCTGAGTATGCCTGTCCCAGCGCCCAACAATCGTCCATTGATTCGTTGCGAGCGTAAGCCAGTTCCTCGCCCGCATAGACCACGACAATTCCGTCCGGACATTCTTTGATGAAGTAATCGCGGACAGTCTTGTCTTTAATTCCCATCAACTCCGAACGCCGCAGCCAGCTACGTTGAATCGTGCAATCGTCGGCTATCGAGTCGGAAGTAACGTACGTGGACTGCATACCGAGCTTGACATTCAAGCGCGCCAGTTTCGCTATCTCGCCTTCGGTGATGCCATTCGAACCGGATTTAATTTTGTCGGCAATGTGCGGGAACATGCCTTTGGCGCGGGACATGGTGACTTCGGTTTCGTATTGCAGAACGTCCACTTCGGAGAGTTCGTTCGCCATCATCGGGACAAGTTTTACTTCCAGTTTCCCGTGCGCTGTGCGAACTTCTTGGCCGCGTGGCGTGCGTTGGGTTGGTTTTTCTTTCTGCTCGCCTTCCGCTTCGCCTTCTTCGTCTTGCTGCGCTTCCTGTTCTTCAATCTGATTTACAACCTGGTCCACTTGTTCGGAAGATGGTTCATTTTCCGGAACGATGTCATCCGGTTCGTCGTCCTCTTCCCAGCCGAATCGCTGGCCGTCCAAAACGAATCGCGTGTAGTAGAGTGCTCGGCCATCGCACCAAAAATATCTGGAAGCGTCGGTCTGCACCATTACCAAATCATTGTTGCGGGCGACTACTTTCGTGAATTTGTCTGCGGATTCAGTAGCGGTGATTTGCGCATCGTTGTCGGCGTCTTGCGGCTCCCAGCGCACGCCAGGAACGGCGCGGGTCAGCGAAGAAATAATAATTTGCGCGTAAGACGAATAGATATTTGTCGGCAGTAGCGCCAGGTCCATCTGCATCGAAGGACCGTAGCCGGTAGACTCGCCTGGAATAATCCATCCACCGCCAGTGCGCGGAACAAGAAATTGGAAGCCACGATA